ATATAATGGAGTTAGACCCAAAAATATGGGGGCCACATTATTGGTTTATGTTGCACACTATTGCACTCAACTATCCTGTCCGACCAAACGATGTCATTAAAAAGAAATACTACGATTTAATACAAAACATTCCATCCTTGTTGCCACATAAAATTTCTAGAGATACAATGACCACTCTTTTAGATGCATATCCCATTTCGCCATATTTAGATTCTCGCAAGTCGTTTATTCAATGGACACATTTTATTCACAACAAAATGAATGAAATGTTAGGCAAACCTACGATTACGCTATCTGAATTTTATACAAGATACTATGACGAATACAAACCGAAGCCATTAAAACAATATGAATTTATGTATTGGCGTAAAAAATTGGTATATGCATGTGTGTTATTCACCATTGTTCTCATTATTATTTATCTCATTTAATAATATATGACAAAAATCAACGGTGGAAAAGTAATAGGATCTGGTGGGTTTGGATGTGTATTTAGACCTGCTCTTAAATGCAAAGGAAAACCCCGAACTACCAAAAAAATGATTTCTAAGATGATGACAACTAAACATGCACAGTATGAATACGATGAAATTATTAAATATAAAAGCATTCTAAAAACAATCCCTAACTATCAACGTCATTTTTTGTTAGGAGATATAACTATGTGCGAACCAGATAAATTAACTGCATCTGACTTAAAGAGGTTTAACAGAAAGTGTCATGCTTTAGAGGACGATTATTCTGCGGAAACAATTAACTCGGAAATGAATAAGAATTTGAAGATTCTCAACATTCCAGATGGGGGGATGGATCTAAAGAAATACATGACAACAATTGGTTACGCAGAATTACCAATGGTTAGTGATGCCTTATTAAAGTTGTTAGTTGGCGGAGTTTTAGAAATGAATAAACGGCATGTTCTGCACGCAGACTTGAAGGATTCAAATATATTAATGGGTAGCAGTGGTGCAACAATTATTGATTGGGGGCTATCCACCACATACACATTAAAATCTATTCCTGACAAACTAATGAATAGAAGCATGTTTTACAATCTCCCTTTTTCTGGCATTTTGTTCAATAATATCTTCTTAGAAATGCATGAACAAATTTTATATAAAGAGGAATCAACATCTCCACAAACAGTTAGAATTTTCGCAGAGTCATTTGTAAATGAATGGTTCAGTTACAGAGGCAAGGGTCATTACTCCATAATAAAAATAATATTTGGGAATTTATTTATTGCCGATATTATTGATACTGAAAAAATTGCAATGGATTACATTGTTAGTTATTTGACTGCCATTATTATTGAATTTACACGCAATGGTAAGATGGATTTGTTGCTTTATTTCAATAGTGTTTATAGACACATTATTGATGTTTGGGGGTTTCTCACCACCTATTTGTCCATCATTGAGTTGTTAGCAGATAAGTATGAAAGTTTGAATAAATACGAAATTCAATTATACAATTCATTAAAATCACTTATATTAACGCAAATGTATGAACCCCGGGTTAAACCAAATAATATTGAAGAATTAGTTAAAAAGATAAAGGATTTGAACCCATTATTCAAAAAATGCGCTAATAAACAAACTGTAGTTGAGTTCAATGAAACTTCTAAAATTTCAAGAAGTACGTCTGAATCAAGTGAATCACTTATACATCTAACAAAAAAAAGTGCAGAAAAAATAGTTAGTCGCATGTTTTCCAAAACACGCAAGCAAAATATAAGACGTTAAAATATTGTGCTAATGTATGAGAATAGAAATTATCATAATAATTATTACAGCTGTCATTATATATAATATTCACAGCGATGGAAAGTATAGCAAATGGTACCTTATTTGGAAAAAAGAAATTCAGATGGGTATGGTTGCACTAGTTGGGTTATCTTTATATTTGGTAGTAAAACGTAACCCATCTCAGTCGAAAAATATATTGCATCATGCAAATAATATGGTTAAGTATATGCCGATTGACAGATCATCTCTTGGCATTATTTCCCCAATTTTAGATTTTACTGCTTCGAACAAACTACCATTTTTAGACGAAATGAATCATGGAATCAATCCAATGCATGCCCCTTCTCAATATCCTATTCTAGGCGTAGGTGGAGGCGGAGGAAATAATCAACAAAAGGCTACAAAACGGTCGGTGAGCGAAACAAAGAAAAAGTATGTTGCATCCATGCAAGATTGGAAATGCGGGGAGTGTAGCGCTCAACTGAATGCATGGTTTGAAGTGGATCATGTGTTAAGACTAGAGTATGGAGGAAGCAATGAAGTTAGTAATCTAGTTGCTCTCTGTCGAGAATGTCATGGCAAAAAGACTGCAATGGAAAATATGTAAAAATATTGTCGTTTTATAATATAACAAGTATGGAAAATTTAAAGAATATTTTAAAAACAATTAATGATAAAATTGATGAACATAAAACATATTTCACATTATTTTACATAGTGTGGTTTATTATTATTATTATATTATTTATTCTACTATTTTCAGAAACAAAAAATCTTAGACAAATCTTGAATGCATATAGTGTATTCACCATAATATTTGCAATATCGTCTTTTATATCTATTGCAATGGATTTGGCATCATCCAATGGTGCAATAAATTACATGTACATTCTGTCATTTCTTATTAATGCCATTCTAGGAATGATATCTTTATTCATTTTTGGGAAAATGGCGTTATTTATAATACTTGTTGTATTTTTTTTATTTACATTAATATTTATTGTTTTTCTTACAAAAGAGAAAGCAAGTGATGATTTAACGGATAATGGGTTTGAAAAAATAAATAAAAATGATAATGTAAATACATTTTTAAATTTTTGCAAAATAAATGTAAATTCAGGTTTATTTGATATTACAAAAATCACAGACATTTGGAAATATTGTGAAGCAGATGCATCGAGCAATTTTTTTGGGAAAGGTTTCTGGTTTATTGTTCAGTTTTTATGGTCACTAGTTTTTATTCCTTTAATGTTAGTAATATGGACAGGGAACGGCATATTTCAATTAATTAATTACCTATTAGGACTTATTTCTCCAAAACAACCTGATACAACTGCTTCTCTTGCAACGACTCGTGTTATTAATCCTCAAAAATCTGAAATTATTCACTGGCTAGGAATCTTGTGTATTTTCATATCTGTTATTTTGATCCTTTTTTCATCCCAATCTGCTATGCGAAAAAACCCAATCGCAACATTTGGTATTGGAATGGTCGCAGCCATTGCATATTTAGGGTATGTTAGGTTCAATGATTCTGGTTCATTTGGTAACACATTTGTTGGAGTTATTAGTGCGCTATTTATTTTGTATTTGTATCTTTACAACCCTTACAATGTTTTTGATAAAATGTCTGGAATCAATTTGTTTTTCATTTTTCTTATATTTTTTGGAATATTGGGGATGATTTACATGGTTCATTCAGATATTAAACCTGGTGATGAGGCCAAACCTAATGAAAAAGCCGCACCACCTACAGGAACAATAAACAAATTAAAAGATATGTTTTCTAAAAATTATAAGAATTTGCTGAAAGGGTTTTTTGGGTTAGTTATTTCAATTGCATTTATTGCATTTTTAGTTGCGTCAATCGGCAGCATGCAATCAAGCGATAATAACCCAACTGCTGGAATATACATTCTCAATACGCTTATTGTAGTAGGAATGCTAACTATTATGTTTAACGTGATAGATGCAAAGTATAAAATTCGTGACAATGCAACATTTAAACTTATATTTGAAGTTATTTTATACATTCCATGTCTCCTCTCCGATTTGGCGGATTTGTTGATGACAGAATATTACAAAACCAAATACTTTACTCTAATCCTCGTCGTTCTAGAAATAATATTCATCATCTTTTATTGGTTTATGTATTCTAGGATTGTGAATAAAGTATATTCTGGTGGAGGGAAGGTGTTAGTCAATGAACCGGTTCCCCTAAGTAAAGAAAAAATAATAGGATACTATAGGAGCCTATCTGGTAAATCTTTTACGACTGAAGAAGAAGAAGAAATTAAAATAGAAAAAGAAAAAACCTCGAAATATGGTGGCATTGTAAAAAGAGTGAATACGTATAAATTTGGCATTTCGTGTTGGATCTATCTGAATCCAATGCCATCTTACGGAGATGTACCTCTTACTATTTTAGATTATGGTAACAATCCAAAGGTTTCATATAGCCCTCAAAAGAATGAACTTACTGTTAATGTTGTTAACAAAAATGAATCATGTTCAGAAACTATTTCTGTTTATACTAACAAAAACCCTCCAATTCAAAAATGGTTCAACCTGATTCTCAATTATGATGGTGGACATCTTGACATATTTTTGGACTCGGTGTTAGTCCAGACATCAACCGAGGTTATAAGTTGTGTTAATTATGATGCTCTTAAAATAGGCGATAAAAATGGTTACTTGAATGCAAAACTGTGCAATCTCATTTACTTTAATACCCCTCTAGATATATTAACAGTTCATAACATGTATAATATAACCAAAATTCAAGATACACCCGACGTTCCCAAACGGGATTTATTTAGCATTTAAATTACATTTCTTTCTCTCTTTTATAATATATGGAACCAACCACTATTTTTTTATCTGCATGTGTTATTGTTTTAATTTACTTAGTATATTACACTTATACATTTAATGCAACCCTTTTGATGTCATCCATTAGTCCTGCAAATACAGTAACTACTATTACCCCACCGGTTCCTGTAGACGGAATTACTACAAAAAGTTTTACATTCTCTATTTGGATTAATGTAAATGATTGGAATTTCAACAAAGGGTTCTACAAAAACATTATCAGTTATGGAAAATCAGTATATATTAGTCTAGCACCAAACGATAACAATGTGATTATTGCATTGCAAACATTAACCACCTCCACCTATAATGCTTATACAGTGGTATCAAATATTCCATTGCAAACCTGGGTTCATTTAGCATTTACATTAGATGGTTCAACTCTAGACACATATATGAACGGACGCATTGTAACTACTAACTTGGTAGGTGCAAGTTATAAATCACCCGAATCCAATGATAAGATAACTCTGGCTGGCAATAATACTAAACCCGCAAAATGTTCACCTAATGATGCAACATCTGTTGGTTCTGATGGGAATCCGGGTAGTCGAGCATCTGGGTGTAGTTATGTTCCAACTTTTGAGACACCCAATCCTGGGTTCAGCGGTTATATAACTCAATTCCAGTATTCACAAAATGGAACAGATCCTCAAGGCATCTGGAATATTTACCAACAAGGGAACGGTACAAGCATGTTCAGCAACTTTTTTGGAAATTACGGGCTATCCATCGCACTTACCAACAACGGTGTCGCACAAAACTCTATTTCTATTTAATTCATACATATTATTTTTATGCAACCAATATATATGAATCCATCTCAACAACCTGGTATATTAGATAATATCAAATCAAGCGCGAATAATATAGGCGAATCATTGAAAACCGCTGGTGCTGATTTTGGTGATAAAATAGGAGATTTAGGCGCAAATGTATCATCTGCTGCTGATTCAACAAAAACATCTGTTTCTAGTGGTCTTGATTCTTTAAAGCGCATTCTTCCTGCCGCACCTGTTCCTTCCAATGGAACATCTTTTTCTTTCAGTGATTACACAACAATGTCGTCTGAATTTTTAGAATCTAATAGTTACATTGCACGCGCTGCATTTATTTTGCTTGTAGTGTTTATGTTTTTTGTTATCCTTCGATTAGCAACAGGTATAATTAAATATTTTATAGGCCGTTCTCAAGACCCTCTTATATTAATAGATGGAATGGTTGAAGGAAGTAGGTCTCAGACTATTACGCAAGGATTCGGGGGGAAAACAATATCTAGATCAGTCAATGAAGAAAATGGCATTGAATTTACATGGGCTGTAAGTTTATTCATTGAAGATGTACCTGACGGATATAATTCAAAATATTCTCATATATTTAGTAAGGGAAGTGTTCCAAAATTTGATAAAACTAATAATCGCCAAATAATACAAACAACAAATCAAGCACCTGGTTTATATATGAATAACACAAATAACCAACTTGTAGTTAATATGGATTGTTTTAACCAGACTCAAGTTACTTCTATTACAGTTGACAGCATTCCGCACAATAAGTGGTTGAATGTTATTATTAGATGCAAGAATAAAACAATTGACGTTTATATTAACGGACAGATTGTAAAAAGCACGCTTCTACCAAGTGTTCCAAAACAAAACTACGGAAATGTATACGCTTGTCACACTGGCGGGTTTGAAGGAAAACTTTCCAAATTAGTTTATTACAAACATGCTCTATCAATTAACGAAATCCAATCCGCGTTGAAGAACAGCATTGACCTTCAAACTACAACAACCGGAGGAATTACTTCAACCATGACAGACTATTTAGGCTTCAAGTGGTATGGAATTTAAAAACAAAAGTTATTCTAATGTATGTCTTGCAATTACAACCCTCAACCTCCGAATGTTTGGTCTAGAGCATCTTCTTATAAACTCGACATTTCATATAATGTTTTTTTAATGAATCGTAAAGTTAGTTCTTTAGCATATTATAATAATTCGAGTGGTCTAACAAAAAATCAAATATATTCCAAAATTGCATCAGGTAATTGGGTAAACAAAAAGACGGTTTGGGCACTAGATGTTCCTCGTAATTGCCCTCCAAAGTGGCTGCCTGTATCTTATTCAGGTGTTCCCGGTCGTGGATTTTTATATTCTCCTATCGTGAAACCAGTATATGCATATGATAGAAAACCTTCCTCCTTTGCAGGTGGTAGCAATTTTCCAGACGGTTACAAATTTATTTAATATAATAATAAAGATAAATACATTACATATACATGACGGAAAGCCCATTCTTTCAGTTTGCTTACAAGCCAAATGTTCCCGAAAATACTTCAACTTATGCCAAATTGTTTATTAGAACAGCCCAATTAACGGCTGTTCCAATAGTGAAAGAGAATATTAAGAAGAATAAGAATAAAAATAAGAAGAAACATATTCCGGCTACAATTAAACGCCTTGTATGGAATTCCCATATTGGCGAAGAAATAGGTAAGGCAAAATGTTGTTGTTGCAAAATAACAGACATAACCCAACTCTCGTTTAATTGTGGGCATATTATTGCAGAATCAAATGGAGGCGAATTAATTGTTTCTAATTTAAAACCGATATGTCAAAACTGCAATTCAAGCATGGGGACGATGAACATGAATGAATTTATGCGGTTATTATTATGAAATATCAATAAATTAAATTCTTTTAATATTACATAATGATGCATCTATGCAACCCAGCCCTTCTTTATTTTGTTTTAGCAGTTCTTTCTATTTTTTGGTTGATTGTTAATAGAGCCAACTCTATTTATGTTTTTGGAAAAATAGTTGGTGTTTTGTTATGGACGTGGTTCCTCAATTTCGTATGCAATAAGGGATTCACTAATGTGTCGTGGGCGTTGGTAATCGCACCGTACATTATTATATTAATTGCGGTTGTAACTGGGGTTGTGAATATGTCTGATTTGCAAACGGTTGTAAAAAAGGAGGAAGACAATACGAAGGAACCTCTGGTATTGATTTAGATGTACAATATAAATATATACTAACAATACTAACAAATTACAATGAAAAGAGTTGTTAGTATTGATGTTGGAATTCGCAATCTATCCTTTTGTTTCTTTGGTGGTGATTCACACCGCATTATAAAGTGGGATAATATTGATTTAACAGAACGAGAAGCCCAATTATGCAGCACTGCTGGCTGCAAAAAGGTAGTGAAATATACTAAACATGGACAATGTTGGTGCCTATCGCACTCAAAAAAACAACCGTTTATGGTTCCCACTAAAGAACTAACAAAGACGAGTCTAAATAAAACAAAAGTGCAGGGGCTTAAAGAGTTGCTGGAAAAATACGGCGTCCAATGTGAGAATCAATCAAGGGATAAAATAGTTTCTTCTCTCATTCAATACGGCGAAGAACATTGTTTTGAATCAAAGACACAAGTTAATGCGGTTCATTTGAATTTAGTTGTAATTGGTAGAAATATTCAACACAAGTTAGATGTCATTTTTGGGGAAGATATTTCAACAATTGACACGGTGATAATTGAGAACCAGATTGGACCACTTGCGACAAAGATGAAAACCGTGCAGGGGATGCTAGCGCAATATTTTATCATGAAGAATAATAATATCAAAATTGAATTTGTTAGTTCGGCAAATAAGTTGAAAGGAAAAGGACAAGAAAAGGGGCAAGGACAAGAAAAGGGACAAGGACAAGAAAAGGGGCAAGGGCAAGAGCAACTTGATTATAAAGGGAGAAAGAAGTTGGGTGTTCAATGTTGTGGAGAACAATTGGTGGGAGATAATGTAGGTTGGTTGTCCTTTTTTAATTCGCATAAGAAGAAGGATGATTTAGCCGATTGTTTTTTGCAGGGAGTTTGGTATTTAAATAAGGGGAAGAGTAATATAGAGTCTATTTGTTAGATTTGTTAGAAATGAATGAATCTAACAAATCTAACACTGTATCGGATAATAGTATCAATAAATTGTTGGAGAAGAAAGGAGAACAGCAAGTGGCTCAACTACTTGCATCTAATAAATCTAATGAGGAAATGCAAACAGCACTGCTAAATATTATGAAGGAAGGCGAGAAGGAGTTTATCAAGGCAAATAACAGGAAGATGACTTATTCGGAGATGAGAAGCATTTATGGTTAAGCACAATTTATTAAGATTGTATATATTATGACAAATAAAAGGGGTGGAAAGTGGAGTTTAAAATACAAGAAAAGTATTAATTGCAAACGTCCAAAAGGTTTCTCCCAAAAGCAACACTGCAAGTATGGAAGAAGAAGAACAATCAAAAGAAGAACACTTTAGAACCAAAGATAAAATATTATAATAGTATATTATGAGCGGATACACTTTAGTTGGATTTACTAGTTATATGTATCCAGGCGGCTCAGAAATGGGAAGAGTCCCATTTTATTTACCCAATGAAGAAATAAAAGGTTCATTATATTCTCGGTTACGGTTACCAGTTGCAGAATTAATTATTATTATTTTGCCAGAATTATATAAAGTTAAATGGGCTCACGGTAAACTAGACCTTATGGATATACTATGTAATGGTGGGTATATAAATTTATGTGACGAAAATGAAAAAAGTTTAATTCCTGGCGCACTTAATAGAGGGGCAACTCCAGCAGAATTTAGAGCTTGGGTAAATGAGGTTATTGACTTGAAAACTAATAGAACACGACAAGATGTCTTGAATGAAATTGGTCAAAAATATCCGGGATTATTCATTTCTGAATTCATAGTTCCAAAGGAAGAACCTAAAATCCAAGTAAAAGTACCACAAAGAAATTCTATTTTGGACAAGTTTATGAGAGAAAGTAATTTTGACCCATCAGTATTTCGCAATAAAGCCATATCTGCAAAAGAAGTTATTCCAAAAAGCCCTGAAATCATGCAAAGTAAAACTAAAAAATTATCAAAACAATCTAACCCAGTAAGAAACCCATCTGAAACAAAAAAAAATCGTTATCACCGTGCAACTAAATATCCTGATTGGTGGTTAAATGCTCCTAACAGCACTTAATAAAACTTTTAGAAAGTTGTTTTGCTACACTTTTTCTAAAAGTGTTATAAAGGTTGTATTCGTATTACTTAAAAATATATGTTCTAACAATGATAATAATGGATCTTCTCGATATTACCGATTTATCTGCAACTGACTCTTGGACTCCGTCCGCTTCTTCATCATCTGGACCCAGTTTTGGTTCGGGCATTGAACTTCTTATGAACGACAAAAAGGCAGCTTCTTCTGTTAAGAAGTCTGGCATTGAGATTGATGATTTAACTAGTTTAGAGAATGATTTGAATAATCTATCCGACATTGGAGGCTCGTCCAACCATGTCAGCACACCGCTTTTTTCTAATATAACAAGCGAGTCAAAGCCATCTGTCAAGTTCGCCGAAACCATTAATGTTGGAAAGGCTACTGCATCTTTTGAAACACCATCTGATTCAAAAACATGGGACGGCTATGCTAAATTCAACAATATTCCTATGAACCCAGACGTTAAGCCAGAGAGTGCCACCCCGCAATTATCCAAAGAAGAAACATTAAGGGAAAAACTGAAATATTTAAGAAAGTTAGAGGCTCTTGAAAAGAAGGGGGTAGAACTCACCAAGAAATACACAATGGAGTCGCCTCTTATGGAAATGCAAGGAGAGTATGAAATGATTATGGAGGAGAAGGCAAGACAGAACTCAGTCAAGTTTCAAGGCAACATGATGATGGCAGTCATTAACGGTATTGAATTCTTGAATAATAGATTTGATCCATTTGATGTTAAGTTGGATGGTTGGGGCGAACAGATTAATGAGAATATCAATGACTATGATGAGATTTTTGGCGAATTGCACGACAAGTATAAGTCAAAGGCAACCATGGCACCGGAACTCAAGTTGCTCTTCCAGTTGGGTGGCAGTGCAATGATGGTGCATATGACAAACACGATGTTTAAGTCTGCTATGCCCGGCATGGATGATATTCTGAGACAGAACCCCGATTTGATGAATCAATTCCAGAAGGCGGCGGTCAATTCATTGTCCGATACTAATCCAGGGTTTTCTGGATTTATGAATGGATTGATGAACGAACAGGGGCAGAGACAGGGGCCACCACCGGCAGTTTCGACACAGCAGGCGCAAATGCCGGCATCCCGTCAAGGAAACAATAGTTACGAACCAATGCAAATGGGACGCAATAACTTTACGGACGATGGGATTAACATTAAGGAGACGTCTTCTAGGTCAAGGCCGGAAATGAAGGGACCGTCTGATATTGCAGATATATTGTCAGGATTGAAGACAAAGAGTATCAATATTCAGGAGCCTCAACGGGATAATAGTGGAATGGGGACAAACAACAATAGCACCATTAGCATTTCAGACTTGAAAGAGTTGCAGGATGATAGTGGCATCCCGAAGAGAAGCAAACGAAGACAGAAATCAGACAGAAATACAATTAGTTTAGACATTTAACAATTTATATGTTATTTATAATCTGATATAAATAACATTATTTATTTTTAACTAAGGAGGCTTTGCACCCTCTTTTTTATTTTTCACACTAGTATTCTTATAAGAAGAAACTGGAATATATGGCCCAATCAAGTTATATTTTTTATTTTTCTTAGTATCAGTCAATTTATTTTTCTTGGTATCATCAATCGATTTATTTTTTGAAAACATGTTGTAAAAGTTAGTTTTCAACGTTCCGTAAAAATTATTTTGCCAAATTGTTTGAATTTTGTTTTTTTGTTTAGCACATGCAAGAGATGCCTTTGCAGAAAGAGGGATTGAATCACCTGGATATAAATATAATTGGACTGTGATAAAATACTTCCAATTAATAACTGTAACAATGTCGGCTTTAAGTGGGTCTTCCTCTTTCTTTGTAAGAAGTGCAATCTCTTCTTCTTGTTGTTTTTTAGTTTCATCATCTCGGTCTTTATTTTGTTGGGAGTAACGACGAGTTTCTTGGCCTATATCTACATAAAGAGAAGTCCCTCCACCAAGTTGTTCTTTGGCTTGTTCTTTGGCTTGTTTATATTGGTTATTTATATAATTTAAACCATCGTAAATGCTTGTAAAATCAATTATTACTGGCCTTTGTTCATTTTCTAAAACTTTCAATATAACGTAAATTCTAACCAATATTATGTAAGATTTTTTATTGTAATAATCCTCAGTAGGACGTATACTACTACTACTAACTGGAAGTTCAACGAGCCATGTCTCAAGTATATTTTTAATTTCTGGGTCTTTCGTAATTTTTAATTCTTCATCAATTGCAAGTCTTAATGAATGTATTTCAATGTGACCTATTTTTCTTATGTCATTTTCAATATTTTCAATTTCTTCTTTTATTTCATTTTCACTATTAGAGTCAACTATAGAAACATTTGCTTCTTTTTCTTCTATTTCATTAACATTTTTATCATCAAACACACTCTCTAGTCCCACCTCTGCATTCTTTTCATCAATAACTGACACAGGAACATCAAGAATAGAAGCACCTGCCTCTTCAATTTCAAAATCATTTACATTAGGAAGAATAGGGATATTAGTATTAGGCGGAAGAACGGGGATGGTGGGAATAACTGGTGCAGTGATATCAGGGATAAGAGTCTTTGCCTCTTCAATTTCAGAGCCACCAGAGTCATTAGAGTCATCAGGGATAACTGGCGCAGTGTCATCAGGGATAACTGGCGCAGTGTCATCAGGGATAACTGGCGCAGTGATATCAGGGATAAGAGTCTCAGCCTCTTTAATTTCAGATTCATCAGGAATAACTGGCGCAGTGTCATTAGGGATAACTGGCGCAGTGATATCAGGGATAAGAGTCTCAGCCTCTTTAATTTCAGAGTCATCAGGAATAACTGGCGCAGTGTCATCAGGGATAACTGGCGCAGTGATATCAGGGATAAGAGTCTCAGCCTCTTTAATTTCAGAGTCATCAGGGATAACTGGCGCAGTGTCATCAGGGATAAGAGTCTCAGCCTCTTTAATTTCAGAGTCATTAGGGATAACTGGCGCAGTGATATCAGGGATAAGAGTCTCATTAGGGATAACTGGCGCAGTGATATCAGGGATAAGAGTCTCAGCCTCTTTAATTTCAGAGTCATCAGGAATAACTGGCGCAGTGATATCAGGGATAAGAGTCTCAGCCTCTTTAATTTCAGAGTCATTAGGGATAACTGGTACAGAGTCATTAGGGATAGGAGTCTCCGCCTCTTCAATTTCAGAGTCATTAGGGATAACTGGCGCAGTGATATCAGGGATAACTGGCAGAGGAACATCAGAGATAGGAATATTTGCCTCAGGGATAATAGTTTTTTTATAATCATCTGGAGGCACTATTTCTTCAACACTGTCACCGTATGTTTCTTTTTTTCCATTTTTTGTTATTTTTTCAATTTCACTGTCCCATTCGTAACTATAAACTGTATATCGTTCAGACCCAATAAAAAATGGAGACTTACTTTTAAAAAATGTTTCCAATACAACTTCAATATTTCTTATTGCATTTTTATCTATTTTTTTAAAATATGTTTTGCTATACTCATTAAACTCATTCTCAGATTCAAATGGATAATCTCTTTTAATTCTATCAACAAGAGATTTAAATGAGGGGATTGTTGTAAATTGTCTATATACATAGGATTCATCCTTTGTTGGATTATCTAAAATAGTGTTTGAGTGCAAGTCCGTAATAATTGAAAAATAAAGGTCTCCGCCAGCATTTTGAGAAGTCATTTTTGGGGTGTATGCAATTTCTTGATTGTCCAAAACATTGGTAAGCAATTTAATGTCTAATGAAAATTGATGGTCCTTTTTAACGTTTTTATTCAACTTTTCGTCTTTAAAAAAAGATTCTGTTTCTGAGAGTATTTTCACATATTGTTGAAGATCCAAAACACTATCTTCAATGAATTTTTTTGTTTTATTTTTTGAGTATATTTCTGAACCGGTGTTAATATCTTTGAACTGAACAATTCTTGAGTAGTCTGTTTGCATTTGAGTCATTAACTTGGTTGTTCTCTTTAAAGCAGCCCGTATTTCTTCATATTCTGGGTCTTTTGTTTTAATGTTATCCACCAACGTTTTAATTTCGTCAATTTCGAGTATATGCTGGTCTACGTATTTAACATGAGATGCCTCATATTTTTTTGCGACGGATTTCAACCTATTATTAATAATGTCATAAACTTCTTTATTTTCAATAGCCTTTTCTCTAAATTTTTTCAGCAAAATTTCATTGTATGAAACGATATACTCACTAAAAATGCTACAGTCTATAAACTTTTTGTAATAATCTAGGGTTGTAATGTCAAAGTTGGTTTTATTAGTGTATTCTTGAATAAAAGAATCCAATTCACTAGTTATTGATTTAATCATTTTAGTTTTAATGCTAAATGCTATGGCCTCCGTCTTTTCACTAAAAATTCCACTTAGTATTTCTAAGTACCTATCAATTTCTTTTGTTGATTGCAAAAGAATAAACTCTTCTTTATAATACGATTCGTTTAGTTTGTCAATGTCATTATTATCCAATGAGTTCTTTATGGATAGGTACCTGTTATATTGAGTGGTTTGATTAGTAAATTCAGTTTTTCCAAACGTTGATTTAGGATAAACTTTCTTAAATTCATCATCAAACGTTAAGTAATTATCTTTAAATTTTTTTGAGAAATCTTCTGAAAAAAGTGTATTATATGATTTTTCAAAAATAAGTGTATCTAAAATTGTTCTATTCTTATCACTTCTTTTCAATGATAACAAGTATCTACAATAAATCTTAAACCACATTAACTCTTTCGTCATACATTCTTCAAAATCAATAGGATGAAATAAATTAATATTAATAATTGCTTGTATAAATTCACATACTAGGGTTACATTATTATTTGTGTCGAACAATCCAGAGTTTGTTGTGTAGTCTTGCCATTCGGCTGCAGTGTCCAATAAGTTAACAATATTATCTTCATTTCTTATTCTATCACCAATCTCGATTACATAGTCTTTTTCTTCTTTTTCTGCTTCTGCTTGTTTTTCTGCTTTTGCTTGTTTTTCTGCTTTTGCTTGTTTTTCTGCTTCTGCTTGTAATTTTAATTGTTCTTCTGAGTCTGTTACTTTTGATGCGTCTGTTACTTTTGATGCATCTGTTGGTGTTTTTCCATTTATTAATGGTGTTTTTTTTGCGTCTGTTACTTTTTTTGTGCTTACTGAAGTGGTTTTTAATGTTTTTGACGCGTCTTTTTTTTTTCCATTTGTATTTTTTAATGTTTCTTGTGTTGACATATTACTACAATGTAGCAATATTATTTACTTGCATATTGCGACGAAGTTGTATATTCATGAAATTGGGTAAAATGTTTTTTTTGGTCTTTTTTAGTCTGGTCTCGTTTTGCTTTTTCTAAAATCTTCTCTGCATTTTTTAATTCCTCTTCTGATATCTTACCATCCTCATTTGTGTCAATCAATGATTTTAACACGCGATATTGTGATGGGACAATGCATAACGAACTTTCTTCATTAAAAAGGTGATCGGATAAAACCACAAACACCGCTGTTAGTCCGAGTGAAGTATATATATCGCGCGTACCCATCCATGCCATAGAAAATACTAACAACTGTTTGGATATTGACATTTTCAAGTATTCTTCGGTTGATTTGCTAAACTGAATAGAAATGAATTTGGAACCAACATTAAGAAGAATCATTACGATGCCTGCAAAAAATTTACTGCTGTTTAATGCCATAATGTTGGTGTGTATGCTTGTTGCAACTTTTTTAATATGGTGCTTCATATTTTAGACCGAGAATATTATAATTACGCGAATATTGAAGGAAAGTTTTTAAACTTTAAAAATGATGGGAGTTTATCATACTGTTTCATTAAGAAAGATGGTTCTGGTCCTGGGCACTTTGCGCACTTTATTTTTTTACACTTTTTATTTCTCTTCTTCTTCTTCTTCTTCTTTTTCTTCTTATTTTTCTTCTTCTTCTTCTTCTTCATACCTTCGGTTACGTTACTAAAAACGAATCCTATGATTAATGGCAAAACAACCAATAAAACGGAAACAATAATAAATAAAATATTAGTCGTTACCAATTGACTCTTCTTCATATAATATAGGAGTGACATTATTCTACTTGAAAAGTTTGTTATATTCTCTCGTTACAAATTCTGCCTCTTGTTTTGGAGGCGGGCATGTTTTGCATATTTTACACTTCTTGCATATTTTACACTTCTTGCACTTTTTACATTTCTTGCAGTACGATCGTAACCGATTAATAAACTTTTTTTTCTTTTTATTCTTCTTCTTTTTTGTCATACCTTCAGTTACCTTACTAAAAATGAATCCTATGATTAATGGCAAAACAACCAATAAAACGGAAACAATTATAAATAAAATATTAGTCGTTACTAATTGAGTGTTCTTCATATACATTTAAATATAATTTATATTTTCTATATGGAGTCAATCCATTGGGCAATAATTTTATAATCTTCAGGGGATTTTTCTTCGCAAATTACAATTCTTTCAGGACTAGAATTAGCCCCCCCG